GATATCGCCAAGCGTATCCGTAAGGCAGCCATTGAACGTGGTGGTATCATGATGAACGAACTTCCGGAAATGGAAACATTCCACGATCATGACGGATATATGCGTCAATATTTGCCTAATGGCGTATTACTTGAATTCAGCAAGAAGGATGGTAGTTGTGATGCCACATTCAAAGGGCAGAACGTTCAGCATTGGGATGAAGTACGTGTCAACGAAATAGAAGGCATACAAAGTTGGGCGATGACATTAAGATAAGGAGGTTTAGATGGAATACTACGGGAAAATATTATGTATTTCCAAGGACGACCTTACCCGTGACGACCGCCCGATGATTGGAACCAACGGATATGCCGACTACAGCAACAGCAGAATAGACAGCCCCATTCATCCAAGCATGATGAGTCGGGAAGAACTTGCCCCGATAATGAGTTCAAGCTGTTACGATCAGCTGGCATATCGTAAAAAGATATTGGTTGTCCGCAAGGGTGTAGGTCGCGGCGTTACCGCCCTGGTATCGGTGGAAAGTTTACCTGAAAAATACAAGAAAATGGTCAAAGAAAAATACGGTAATATGGATACGGAAGCACTCAGGAACTGGTTCTTCCAGCATTATGAGATAGATGCCAATGCAAGAAGCTGGTATTCGCTTTTCCGCTTTCCTTCGGGCGACAGCCTCAAACCGGAACAGCAGCAGGAATATACCCTCAACGCCTCGGCACTCCAGGCAGTGGTCAGACTACTTAACGACACGAAGATGAAGCGTGCCGTGATGCAGGGCAGCCGTGTACGTTGGGAAGAAATGAGCGGTGCCATCAGCTTCTATCAGAAAGAGTTCGGTCATACGCTGCCGACTTCAGTGAGCCGCTTCAAGAAGAAAGTGAAGGACTTCCAGGAAAAGGGATATGCCAGCCTCATCAGCGGCAAGTTCGGAAACCAGAACACACGAAAGGTGAATATCGACATCGAACGTCTGGTTTTAGGCTTGGCCATACAGCCCAACAAGCCTTGGAACGGTGATGTATGGATGATGTACAACTCGTTTGTGTCCGGGGAACTGGAGGCATTCGACCCGATGACCGGTGAAATGTTCAACCCGACGGACTTCACAGACAAGAACGGAGAGCCTATGAAGTTGAGTAAATCGACCATCAACAATGTGCTGAACCAACCCAAGAACAAGGCTTTGATAAACAGTATGCTCATGAGCTGGAGTACCTTCATGCACCAGCAACGGCCACACGTACACCGCCACTCGCCGGAGTTCTCGTTCAGCAAGATTTCATTCGACGACCGTGACCTTCCCCGTAAGCTGAAGGATACCAAGGCACGCCCGAAAGCTTACTATGCCTATGATGTAGCCAGTCAATGCGTGGTGGGTGTAGCGTACAACCGTAACAAGAATATCGACCTCGTGGTAGAAATGTTCAGAAGCATGTTCCGCTTAATAGACAAGAGAGGCTGGAACTGCCCGGCACAGGTGGAAGTGGAAAACCACTTGATGACCCAATGGAAGGACAGCTTCCTGAAGGCCGGTGTCATTTTCCCATTCGTCCGCTTCTGTGCCCCCTTGAACTCGCAGGAAAAGCGTGCCGAACATTTCAACGGGGCCAAGAAGAAGAGCATCGAGCACAAGAACCACCTCGGCATCGGCCGTTTCTATGCCAAAAATGAAAAGTACCGTACCGAGAGCAAGAAAATCAGCGATGAGTTCAACGATACCTACGAAGATCACGAATATTATTCTTGGGACCAACTGATTGCAGAGGACATGCTTGATGTGAGAGAGTTCAACAACACCCTCCACCCGAACCAGAAGAAATATCCGGGCATGACACGTTGGGACGTGTTGGAAAAGAACATGAACCCGACCCTCCAGCCGCTTGACAAGGCCATGCTCTACCGCTTCATCGGCGAACACGTACAGACCAGCATCCGCCGCAACAGCTACTGCCGCATCCAGTACAAGGATTATTGGCTCAGCAGTCCGGAGGTGCTCGACCGCCTGGAACCGAACAATCTGAAGGTGGATGCCTACTACCTTCCGGATGATGACGGTGACTTTGATGAAATCTATATCTACCAGAACGGAAAGTTGATTGACAGGCTGAAGGACATCGGTACCTTCAATGAGGCATTGGCCGAACGGACGGAAAAGGATGTCCATATCATGACGGAACAGAACAAGCAGATAAGCAAGTTTGATGCCATGATGAAACGGGATGCCATCGCCCCGGTTGCCATCATGAAGAAGGAAGCAGCCAAGCAGATAGCGGAAGTACCGGTCAAGGCCGTACAGCTTCCACCAACCGATGATGAAGCAGCGTTCCTTAACTACAATGTGGAGCAATACCGGAATACAGGAAAGGAAGCCTTATAACACTATTTGAATAACATTAAAACAGCAATATAATGGAAGTAACGAAAGAAATCAAGCAGCGTATTTTAGCTGAAATAAAAGTCAACCGTGAGAACTATCCGAGTGACAACAAGCATGCCGCAGCCCTCGGCATTTCGGCCAGCGTTTACAATGCCCTAAAGAAAGGGATTACCGACAAGCAGGTAAGCGATACCAACTGGATTTGCATAGCCCGACGGCTGAACGTTTCCCTTGCAGATGAAATGGAATGGAAGGCTGCCGAAACACCGACCTACATCTTCATTACGGAACAGCTCACCATGTGCCAGGAAAGCGGAGTATCCGCCATTCTTTGTGACATGGCCAACATCGGAAAGACGTTCACGGCCCGGACATACGTGAAATCCCACCGGAACGCTATCTACGTGGATTGTTCGCAAGTGAAGAGCAAGATCCGTCTGATAAGATTCATTGCCCGCGAGTTCGGCATCAACACGAACGGACGCTATGCTGACGTGTACGACGATTTGGTGTTCTATCTGAAGACCCTTGAAAATCCGCTTATCATTCTGGACGAAGCAGGCGACCTGCAATATGAAGCCTTCCTTGAACTGAAAGCATTGTGGAACGCCACCGAACGTTGCTGTGCTTGGTATATGATGGGTGCTGACGGTTTGAAGGAGAAAATCAACCGCTCCATTGAATGCAAGAAGGTGGGCTATACCGAAATGCTTTCCCGTTATGGTGACAAGTACAGCAAGGTAACACCGGATGACGGCAAGGAACGTGAGATTTTCATGAAGGCACAGGCCGCCATGGTGGCCAAACTGAATGCACCGGCAGAAACGGACATTGTAACGGTGGTGAACCGTACAGGTGGAAGCCTACGCCGTGTATATACTGAAATTGAAAAACTGAGAAAGGGAGCATGATATGGGCTTGAAGAGAATCTATCAATTAGGAATGGAATACCAATATGCAGCACACACGCTGCTGCTATGGGAAGAGGGTGAATACCCTTGCGACATGCGTTTCCGTAGGGCAAGAACAAAAGGTCTTATCGTGGTGGAGCTGGACGATATGGAACTGGCCAACAAGATTGCAGCGACCACCCGTTGCAAAGTAGCATTCAGGGAGGTCAGGGTATGAAAAGAGCCTATTCACCGAGCGAAGTCTTGTCGATGAGCATTCCCAGTTTTCCTTTTGAAGGGGCTTGGGAAGTCGCTTTCGGCCATCCGGCAAGAACAGGAACCTGGATTATTTGGGGAGAAAGCGGTAACGGAAAAAGTGCCTTTGTAATGAAGCTGGCCAAATATCTGTGTCAATGGTGTAAAGTAGCCTATGACAGTTTGGAAGAAAGCACAGGGCTTTCCTTTCAGAATTCCTTGAAGCGTGAAAAAATGGATGAGGTAAAACGTCGCTTCCAGATATTGGACCGTGAACCGATGGAGGAATTGAGCGAACGACTCTCCAAACGCCGTAGTCCGGAGGTGGTTATCATAGACAGTTTCCAATATTCGGGGTTAACATACGCCACCTATAAGGCCCTGAAGGAACGTCACCGGAACAAGCTGCTGATATTCGTCAGCCATTGTGAGGGAATCAAGCCTGAAGGACGTGCAGCCAAGAAGGTGGCCTATGATGCCGATGTAAAGATATTCATTGAAGGGTTCCGGGCTGTCTGCAAAGGACGCTTTATCACCAAGCCGGGGAATCACTTCACGATATGGGAAGAAGGAGCCGCCCAATATTGGCCCGAAACAATTAATAATGATACGGAAGATGAAGACACGTAATTATGCAAGGTTCTATGTCCTGCTTAACAGGATGCCATCGACGGACAGGGAGGAGCTGAAAGCCGGGCTGATACGCCAGTTCAGTGACGGACGGACAGATTCGCTGAAGGAACTGACCGACAAGGAATACACAGCCATGTGTGACGAGATGCAGCGTTTGATAGGCGGTGACAAGGCAAGGGAAATCTATCGGGAAGAACTGAGACGGAAACGCTCTACCGTTCTTCACCTGATGCAGAAGATGGGAATTGACACCTCCGATTGGGACAGAGTGAATAATTATTGTCTTCATCCGAGAATAGCCGGAAAGGAATTCCGCAAGCTGACTACCGACGAACTGGATGTGTTGGCAATCAAGTTACGGATGATCCGCCGCAAGGATATGGAAAAGGACAGCAGTAACAAACTTCTAAATTAATGATGCTATGAAACCGAGACAATTCGTCGATGACGTGATGCGGTATATCCGCGAAATGACAAGTTCCTTGAGTGAGGAAGAATACAATGAATATCTGGAGCAACTCATATTCAAGCTTGAAGATGAACGCCAATTATGCAACTGGGATGATCCGGAAGAATAAAATGAATAATAACCCCTAAAAAATTACAGAAATGGTAAGAGCAAAAAAGACAATCATCAACGGCGTAAGCCGTGAAGCGGCTGAAACAGCATTCGCAACCTATGCCAAAGCTGAAGCCCAACGTGCTAAAATTACAGCAGACATTGAACTGCAATGTGCCAAAATCCGTGAGAAGTATGCTTCCCGCCTGACCGAACTTGATGAGGAAAAGAAACAAGCATTCGACACCCTCCAGGCATACGCAACGGAGAACCAGGCAGAACTTTTCACCAAGAAGAAAAGCCTTGAAATGGCTCATGGCGTGATAGGATTCCGTACCGGTACCCCGAAGCTGAAGACCTTGAAAGGCTTCACTTGGGCAAGTGCCCTCCAGTTGGTGAAGGAATTCTTGCCGGGCTATATCCGCCAAACAGAAGAGATAGCCAAGGACAAGCTGTTGGCCGACCGTGAGGCGGAATCCATGCCGGCACAAATGGCCAAGTGCGGTATTCAGGTTGCCCAGGACGAAAGCTTCTTCGTGGAACCGAAAA